CGACGTCCATCAGCGCCATCCCCACCGGCGCCAAGGCTACTGTCGCCTGGTTCTTCAGTTTCGCCAGTTTCTCCGGCCAGTCCTCCGTGGCCGCGGCGGCCCCCATGATCGCCCCTTCGCTGTTGGCGATCGCCGCCGTCAGGTCGTCTACCTCGAACCGGCCCTCCCGGATCGCTGCTACCATGTCTGGGCCGGCCCGGGCGCCGAATACCTCCATCCCCATGGCCAGGGCTTCGCTCTCGTCTGTGGTCGCCTGGATGGCGGCGATCGTCGCCTGCAGGCCCTCCTGGAGATCCACGCCCTCCTTGGCGAACTTGCCCGCGGCAATGCGCAGGCTGCCCATCACTAACTCGGCGTTGACGCCTTCCTTCTCCCACTTGGCGAAGAGCGCGATGCTCGTGTCCAGGTCGAACCCCATCAGGCGCAGCGGGCTGCCGAACTGCACCACCTTCTGCATCAGGCCCTCGACGCCGACTCCGGTCTGCTGGCTCGCCGCGAACATCTTGTCCAGCGTGCCGGCGGCTTCTTCGTTCGCGATCCCCCAGTCCCCCATCACCCGGGCCAGGAGCCCGGCGTTCGTCGCCGCGTCCCCGCCCAGCAGGTCGCTCATCCGCACCAGGGGCTCCGTCACGTCCTGCAGCGCTGGCCCCGTCAGCCCCAGCCTCCGGTGCAGCTCGGAGAGGGCCTCCGCCACCGGAGCCGCCTCGCCAGGCACCCGCGAGAACACCGCCTGAAAGTCGGCGCCCAGCGCGTCCAGTTCGTCCCCGCTGGCCCCGGTGGACACCCGGATGGTGTCCATGGCCTCATCTACGGTCATGCCGGCACTGAAAGCGGCGGCCCCCAGCCCGACCAGGGCTGCGCCCGCCGCCGCCGCTCCACCGACCAGCGCCCCGCCAACCGCCTTCCCCAGCCCGCCGGCCAGCCGGCTCGCCCAGGACGACGTGCTGCGTTCCGAGGCTTCCAGCGTCCCCTGCAGGGCTTTGTTGTCCCCGCTCAGATAGACGACCGCCTCGCCAAGTTTGACCGTCATGGCATCCGGATCCCCATCTGCCCCAGCACCTCGCTGGCCGATTCCCGCCGCTGCGCCCGCTGCCCCTTGCCCAGCACTGCCGCCCAGGCCACGACCTGCGCCTCCGCCTGCTGCCGCGCCTCCCAGCGCACCCGCCGCGCGTAGGCCTGCGTCAGCCCGGCCAGCGTCACCGCATCGAACTCATCGTCCCATCGGCCCCACTGCGAGAGTGCTAACTCGGCCCAGTCGTCGGCCCACTCTGGCCAAGATCCGCCAGTCCCTTCACCTTCTGGAGCACCGCCCCGAAAGGGTAGGCCAGCCCCAGTACCGCCGTGAAGGCCGCCATCAACTCCGAGTCATAGGCCTCTTCGAGGATCTGCTCCCGGTCCGCCGCCAGCGCCGGCGAGTACGCGAACAGCAACTCTGCCAGCGTGTCCGGGGCCGCCAGGAGCGTCCCCACCGTCTCCCGTACCAGCGTCGCTACCTGCTCGAGCGACGTGATGTCCGTCTCCCCGGCCTGTTCGAGCCGCGCGACCAGTGCCCCGAACGGCTCCCGCAACTGCGCCCGCCAGGCCGCATTCCTGCGGCTCGGCTGCTCCGCCACCTCGTAGGCTCGCCCGGCCAGGTGTACTGTGATCGTCCGCAACCTTGCCCTCCTCTGCACAAGGGGCCGGGTATCCGCCGCCCGGCCCCCTGCCAACCCTTAGCCCTAGGAGCTGACGGCGGCACCCGTGATCTTGATGATCTTCATGAGCTGCTCGCCAGCCGGCTGCGCGGTGTCCGCCTCCACCTCGATCCGCAGCGGCAGGCCCGTCGGCTCCGCCTTCGCGAACTGCAACTCGCCGCCCAGGATCGGCCGGCCCCGGTACACGATCACCCGCACCGGGAACGCCACCCCGGCCGCATCCTCGTACGTCCCCTCGAACCCCCAGGCGTAGACGGGCAGCGCCGTGTCCCCGCCCATCACCAGTTCCGTCTTGGCCGGCTGTCCTGCCGCCGCTGGCGTGTCCGTCGCTGTCCCGTTGAACACCAGTTCGAGGTTCTGCCCCGTGAACTCGGCCAGCGTCGTCTCGATCGTGAGCGTCTCGCTGGTCTTCTTCCGCTTCACCGGCGCTGTCAGTTGCTCCACGAGCACCTCCGCGACTTCGTGCTCGTAGGAGATCGTCAGCGGAGCGAGCGTGTACCCCAGATCGGCCCAGTCGCCGCCCCAGTCCACCCCGCTGCCGATCGTATCCGCCGGCGCCGCCTCCCCGACCGGCGCATACCAGACCGTCGCCGGAGAGAGCAGGATATCCGCTACCGCCATCTCAGCCTCCTAGCCCACAGCGGGCTCGTGCGTCACCACACTCGTGTAGAAATCGGCCACCCGGTACTCGACCCCCCCGATCGTCGCCCACCCCGCGTCGACGTCGGCCACGTAACTCCAAGCCGCCGTCGCGTCCAGCGCCGTTGGGATGGCGTTGAACAGCCCCATCAGCTCCCCCTCCGCTCGCTGCGGATCCGTCCACAGCAGCACCAGCCGCGCCCGGATGCGGTACCGGCATTGGATCACGTTCCCCCGCGGTTCCCGCGTCTCGCTGTCCACCAGCAGGTAGACCAGCGGGGCCACGTCCACCCGCGCCGGCTCATAGTCCAGCACCGCCCGCAACCCGTCGACGCCCTCCAACTGGGCGTGCAGCGCCGCGATCACCTCCGCCAGCGTCATCGCCCGATCACTTTCTTCAGCCAGGACTCGCCGTCACTGCGGAATAACTCGCCCAACTCGTCCGCACTGCCCTCCACGGCCCTCGTCAGGAACGGTTGGCCACGCGTCCCCGGGTGGCTCGCCGCCGCCCGCAGGACCGCCCCCCCGCCCGCCGCAATCTTGAGCGCCCGTTTCTTCGCCACGATCGCGTGCGCGGCCGTCCCCTCGTGCACGATATACGAGTGCGGCGCCGTCGAGGCCACGATCCCTCGCATCCCTCCCTGGTCTGTCCGCGCCTCGATCCCCTTCCGCAGGTTCCCCGTCCTCCCCAGCGGCGCCTCCTTGACCGCTCGGTCCTTCACGATCTCCGTCGCCCGCGGCATGACCTCGCGCACCAGATCCGTGCTCACCTGGTCCGGCCGCGGCAGGTCGATCCGGTACCCCTTCGTCACGCGCTGGACTCCTGCGGGTACCGCGCCCGCACCCGCTCGATCGTGTGCCGCTGCGCCCACGTCAGGGCCCGCTGCACCTGCACGCTCCCGCCGCCCTCGGCCCCGACGGCGCTGGTCCACCCTACCGCGTGCCGGCCCCGCCACAGGTTCGCCGCCACTTCCAGCGTTACCTCCGTGATCGCCGTCGGCGGCGGCCCGTAGCCCCAGATCGCCGCCACTCGGTACCACTGGCCCCGTACCCAGCCAGCGCGCCGGTACAGCCGCCAGCGCGGCTCCACCGTGTAGTCGGTGATCGCCTCCGTCGTCTCCGTTTCCGTTCCCCGGGCGTACACCGCCTCCACGCTGGCCACCGAGCCCTCATCGTGCGCCGGCAGGTACAGGTACTCGCCGCCTGCCCCGCACTTCACGTCCCGCTCGCTGGGCTCCGCGTCCGCGTCCCAGTCAACGAACGAGAACCCCAACTCCTCGTCCACCAGCGCCTCGGCCCGCTCGAGGATATCCGTCAGGAGCGCCTCGTCGCCCTCGTCCGTCTGCTCGAGGTAGGCCTGCAACTGCTCAACCGACGCATATGCCATCAGCGCACCGCCTTTCCAGGCGGCACTGCCTTGTTAGGCGCTACTGTCCGCATCTTGTGCCGCGCTGCCGTGGCCTCGGGATCGCGCGCCGCCTCGGCCCGCAGCACGCGAAGCACCTGGTCCCAGTCCTCGAAGCGGATCGCGCGGTCGTCCACGTAGCGCCACGCCAGGGGCTTCTGGTTCGTCACCTCGAGATCCCCCAGCCCCCGCTGCCGCAGCCATTCACGAATCCCGACCAGATCCTCGCGCGCCGTATAGACGATCACCTCGTGCCCTTCTTCCCGCAGCGCCTTGATCGACACCACCGCCCCGGGCACCGCGTCCTGGAACTTGGGTTTCTGCCCAGGCGTGTGCTGATGGATCGTGCCGTCAAAGTCGATCGCGATTCTCACGGCGCAACCCTCCGCAGATACCCTCGCGGGTTCCAGGTCACGACGAACCGCTCCCGCGTGCGGTCCACCCGATACGCCGGGTTCTCATCCAGAAAAGCGAGCGCCGCCCCCAGCGGTCCGCCCAGTTGGTCTACCCATTGCCTCCGCAGCCCATTCTCGACGATCGTATCCTCCACGATGAGATAATCGCCGCGCCCCTGGAGGCCCTGGTACCTGCGCAACACCGCCAGCGTGTTTTCGTACGAGTGCGCCGAATCCTCGATCACCAGCACCCGCTCGCCTTCGCCAATCAGCGCCCGCACGTCCGGGTACCGCGCGCATCCATCTCCATCGAGGAGCGTGATCCGCGGGTGTCCCCGCACGATCGCCGGCACGTCACGATGCGTCAGGTCCACGCCAATCAACCGCCCGTGGTCGAGCGCGTCGCACAGATGTGCGAGGTACAGGAGCGTCCCGCCGTACTTGTTTCCGATTTCCACGATCGCGTCTGGCCGTGTCTCGCAGACGATCTCCTGATAGATCCAGGCGTCCAGCGGCAGCTTCCACGTGGGGACGCCACAATACGTCGTGTCTGCGAGGATCACCCGCTGCATCTCCTCGAGCAGGTCGCTCAGCGGCCGTCCCAGCATGCTCTCGATCAGCATAGGGACCTCACCGCCGACCAGATGCGCCCCACCTGCCCCAGTGCCTGCCACTGCCCGGATGGCATCACGACCTCGTCAATCACCCGCTTGACCCCGTAGCGTGGCGAGTAGTCGTGAAAAGCGATGAAGCCACCCGCCGGGACGAACTTCTCCCAGGCGCGATAGTCCGCCAGGCAGGCCCGGTAGTGATGATCCCCGTCAATGAACAGCAGCCCGATCGGCCGCCTCCGGTGCTTCGCCGCCCGGACCGAATCCGCCTGCACTGGCGTGATCGCCTCGCTCA